AACTGTCATTCATTGCATTAAAACCTTTTACGTCACCACCACGGTATTTCATTAATTCAGTAGTGCTTTTCTCTAAATTCAAAGCAGAAAGAATCTGCATCTCAGGATAAGAAATTTTACTACCTTTTGATTTACCAGTTGGTTGACCTGTGAAATCATCAATAGAGCGATTGTCTTCAGGAATAGAAATCTTCTTAACTAACAACTGCGCTTGTCGACGTAAAGGTAATTTTACTACCATATACGGAATAGGAGTTAGATAAGGCGGAATATCGTTTTTGTTATCAATCCAAATACGTTCAAAGAAATTGTGGCCTAATTCTTTAGCAATTTCTAAGTTACGTTTTACTTCTAATTTTACTTTAGCCATGTTAGGCGACACTACAGCTAAAGACTTTGTTCCTTTACCAAGATCAGTAATAAATTCTTCAAAAGCTTTATCGTCCATGCTAGCAAATAAAGTTTTATACATCGTTACATTAGTATCATCTGGCAAGATTTTTCCAATGTATTTTAAAATAAAATCTTCTGCTTCTTTGCGTTTAGACATTTTAATTCCTTTAAGGTTAGATATAATCAAACCATTAGTCAACATCAATCAGAATGCGTTTTATTGGTATCTTCTTCTTTTCCGCAATAGTCATCATGTGTTTTGTTCCATTACTTCTACCGTCCCAAAATACAACTAATCCATTAGCGTATTTTAACATCTCTGCATTTCTAATATACCCTGCGCCCTTACCTATATCCCAGTCAGCAGGAAATTCAGACCACGGTAATCGAAATCTTTTACAGTATTCAATAATTAATCTATCGGCACCACTTTTGGCAGCGCCGGAAATAAAAATAAAACTTTTGTCACCAAGAGTAGAAATATAGTAATCCATGTATTGTTTAAATTCATAGTAGTTCCTATAGTTTCTACTCCCAGCAACAATGATTTTATAATAAAAGTCTTTTATTGCTTCACGACCGGTAGGGCTCGCTGTGTAATCCATGACACTAGTCCCGCATTAAATATTTTCAACCAATCATCGATGTTACCATCGTCAATTAAACAATAACGTTGATCCATTGTAGGCTCATCTTTTACTGTACCGATAATTTGTCGCCAAGCACGGTTAATAAAGAAACGTTGTTGAGAAAGATCAGTAGTTTGATGCACAGCGGGATCTAAATAAGCCTCCCAGTCATGAGGTCGCGCATGACCGCGTTTTTGTAGCGCAGCGCTAACTTCTACAATTAAGTTAGTGACTGGCGCAGTATGGTTCTTGTTACCCACGATATTAACCTCGTTTATTAAAAAGTTGTTTAAAACATAATGACAATGATTGTCAATAGATTAGTGCTTTTCGTTACTAAATAAATCATCTAATTCTTTTTTCTTCTTAGTAGCATCTTCTTCTAAACCAGTTTCGTTTAGATACTCTTTCATTATTTCAGGAGCTAACATACAGCAAACTAAAATAATGACTAAGCACATGAGCGCAATGGCACCAAAAAGCTTTGTTACAGTTTCAATAATTTCCACAAGAGTATTTCCTAGTTAAATAGTTAAAAGATAGGTACTCATACATTCTAACTATTTAACCAGAGAAATGCTGTTATTTATTTAACCAATACGGTTTATAAGCATCTGGATGATCGTCGTTAAATGTCATCCGGATTAAATCCATAGTGCTTAAAAACGGTACTTCTTGTTTGTCGTTATCGTAAGTCCACCAGCCACGAGTATTTAACAATACCTTCCAGTCGTAACCTTTAGCAGTTAATTTCTCATACATGTCTTTTGGAGTTATGTAGTATTCATTACCAAAACTATGCCACATGTAACCGATCTGACACATTTCGGAAGTAATGTTTAAAGCACGACGTAATAATGGATCGCTATCAATTTTACCGCGTACAGTTGTTCTTGATAACTTAGCATCTGGATAAAGAGCCAATGCATAGTTTTGTAAACTACCTTCTAAACCGTAACGACCATTTTCTTTAATGTGATGGAACTCAGTTAAAGAAGGAAGAACACCTTCCGTCTGTGAAACTATTAAAGTTAATGCCATGCCAGATGGACCCGATTTACTACGAAGGTTTCTAACCATAACCGTATTTAAATCGGTATCCAGTTTTAAAGTATCGCTAGAATCACGAGGATATTCTGGACCTTTAGTTCCATCATTAATCAAAGGACTAGCGTTATAGCAGTGCCAGCAGTTATGTGTAACAAAAGTAAACTTATCTGTAACACCTTTAATCTTATCGCCATTCTTTAAATGCTTTAATTTAGTAATTGGAATTTCACGACCACCGCCAGCAGACTGCATTGTTGATTCTTTACCAATGTGCGCTGTCATGATCATGTAGTTGTACGATCCACTATTTAAACGCGGTGCTTCCATTAGCAAACGTAACTTAGCTAAACCTTGACGCATGTGAATTGTATTACCGCCAGATTCACCCAGTTCGTTATCGTCTTGCATCTTTGCTACGTCGTCTGTTTCAAATTCAGTAAAGCTATCTAATTCAGTAAATGAAGGTAATGAAAACTTTAGAAGTGTTTTTCCACCTCTGTCTAGGAAAGGAGAAGTAACCTGATACTTAGATGCGTCTTTAATTTTGTTCTCTGCAAACTCTCTAAAAATATCGTACCACTTATTACCACTGTAGATAGTCTTATCAGTAATAACCCAGCGTCCAGATTCCAAAATGTCTTCACCACGTAATTCTGGAATACGTCCAATCATTTCTTTCAAATGCCATTCGTGAATATTCACTTCAGTATCGTAACTACTACCGATAGAACCAGGCATTCGAGAAAGCGCCGTAAACGACATGAAATGCATCACAGTGGATTTAAAATTATTACCAATACCAACCACACCAGTCAATGCAGCTAGTCCGCCATTTAAAATACTTTCACCATGAATACCTTTAACATAAGTGCCTGACACTATATCAAAAAGTGCACCGATATTAATCATTACTTTAACAGCTGGCGCTGGAGCAAACCCTGATAATAATTGCATGTTGTGTTCCTTAAATATAAATTAATCTTAATTTGTTTTATGATAACAGGTTTCAAACTTTTCAGCACTCAAACAAATGAACGCTCCATATAACTCTGAGATTAATAAATAATCTCCTGCCTTTGGTTTAAAGGACATGTAAAAAGAAATGTCTACTTTAAATCTGGTTTTGTCTTTGTCATCAATTTCTAGAAGTCTTTTAAAATCTTCTGTAATGTGAGGAAGTACTTTATTAATTCTTACTGCATTAACCGTATCTTTACCTTGGTAAGTAGGCCAGTTAATTACTTGCCCATTTATAACAAAAAAGCTTTCTTCAACAGTTGTATCATTTGACATAAACGTAGCCTAAATAAAAGGTGAATATTTGTACAAAATATTGAGTATTGCAGTTTAATTTTATGTGAGCTTTTTATTTTTCGATTAACATAACAAAACGGATAACTAACATGAACGTAACAGCGGGTTTGACCTTAAATACACTTCGCATTAATAAAGACATTGTGGCTTTAGAATCCGGAATCCTTACTAGCATGAGTAATTTGCTCGCTAATACGTTCCCAACTATTAGTCGTGAATTTACTGGTTTTGTAGGTCGCTTTAATGCACCATCAGAAACAGTTGCTTTAACTAGTGAGCAGAATAAATTTCTGCATGAAATCAACAATTACAAATACCTCGATATAGCTCCTATACGCGCTTTTGTACCAGAAGGTATGGATACTACTTACATTGCTTACTTCACAGCGTTAAAAGACGCTACAGAGCATTGTGAACACATTGTTGAAACAACTATGAATGACTATGCTTTATTTCTTGGTAGTTTGATTAACAATACTGATTCTAAATTTGATACAGCTAATTTTGTACCTGTTTATAAGACACTAAATGCTAATCGCGATAAATTAAACGATCGTCTAGCTAAGTGTTTTTTAATGGGCTCTACAAAAGCTGAAGTGACTATTGGCGACGTGGTTTCTCGTAACACTGATTGGAAAGAAGTATTTGAATTATCTGAAAAGATGTTAAAAGAAATTCAAATGGTTAATCGTAGTAAATTGGATAAAAAGATTGTCGAATGCGTCCAGTTAATTAACATTATCCAGAATAAAATTAAACGAAATGAATTTGAAGGCATTTCTCCACAAGCTATTAATAACTTGTCAGAGGGTGCGTTTCAAATCGCTTCTGAATTAGAGTTTTATTCAGTAACGCATTACCGTGTATTAGCTGCAACAACCTCAGTAAATCGTACTATTGAAAACTTCAGAAAAGTATTCAGTAAATAAAATTACGGCATAAAGCCTTACTCAATCTTTACCCTTTAATTAGAGTAGAGACTGGGTAAGGAAAATATGCTGCATTAAACACCAAATACAACTGTATGTTGCGTTAATAGTCTTTCGACATCTCTAGCAATATCGTTATCATCAGCGTAACGTAACCAACAAGGCATAGCTAATAAAACACAACGGCAAATTCGACGAATGCGAACTTTACTCCAATCACCTTGTATGGCGATTTCATTGATACTGTTGTGCGCAGACATGCTTGACCAAATAATTTTGTTTAAATGGGCAGGCAATAACAATGAACTATCGCGGGTAGCAAGTTGCATTGTTTTATTAAGTTTATGTAATGTTTCAGGATCTAGGTTATTTTCGCCTTTTAATCGTGCTGTTAAAGATGCTAAGAATACTAATCGTTTCGTTCGTTGCGGTAAACGTTTATCAAGCATAGTTACTGCAGATCCTAATAAACGATTTTTTGCCCCAGAAAGAAG